AATCCAACAGTTGGATTTTCTAATATAATAACATCTTATAAAAATGGTGTAGCAACATGTTCATTTACTAGAATAAATTATATGCCAAATGTTGCTAATTATTTAGATATTAATAATCAATATTATAATATTGTTGTTTTAGGAGCTAGAACTCCTAATGAAAGAACTAAACTTATAAAGCAAACACTAGCGAGATTACAATGAAATATTTGATTTTGTAATATAAAATATAAATAAGGGTATGCTAGAATTTATTAAAGATATTTCCCACGCACTATTAAGTTTCATTAAGGATGATCCTGTGAGACCTGAAATACCAACAGACTTTAGAGTTAGCGATGGCCGTATGGTTGCGGCATTAACTGATGAAGAAAAAAATCCTGAAGCCATGGTATGTGTTAGCTTTCATGATTTTGTTCCTGAATCGGTTGATGGATTAAAACAAACTAGCAAGGTTCCTACTACCGCTATATTCTATACAATATGGAGTTATAAGAGTGGTAAAGGTCAGGAACTATTATTTAGGGCTGTTAAAGGGATACAAGAACAATACCCAAGTGTAACTAGGTTTGTGACATTAAGTCCTAAGACAAACACAGCAAGACGTTTTCACTTAAAAAACGGTGCAATTATCCTACGTGAAAATGTAGACACTACAAATTACGAATATATTACAAAAAACGACAAAAATCCATCATAAAATATGACAATTTTGTGACAATTTTGTTGTAAAAATACAACATTTGGTAATTTGACAATAAATGGGTTCGGGTATATAATACTCTTATGAACTCGAAAATCACACGTAAACGCAGAACCGATAGAAATCAGGTGATTTACTTTATCCAAGATACAGTAACACTTGAGTATTACATTGGTTTAACTGCTATTTGCTACAAAGGAAATGTTCGCAAAACACTTACCCGTCGTATGCAAAAGCACATGCAACGTGCCTTGACTGAAAACAAAAACTGGGGCCTGTCACGTGCATTACGTGAACGTGGTGCCGAGCGTTTTGTATTCGGGGTCATTGAAGTTGTTCGTGGTAAGCGTCCTGCTCATCAACGTGAAACAGAATTAATTAACAGTTTGCAACCTTCTCTTAACACATTTGGAGTAAAATAATGTCACAAGCACTTATCAATTTTGCAATTATGTTGTCTCCTATTTTCTTGATGTTGTTAGCAATCATCATTAAAGAAGGTTTTTAATATGAAAAGTTTAATAGATTTTGACGACATGCCACTGGGTTACATGGGTATGGAAATCCCACAACATACTAAAGAAACTTTGCACAATTACCTAATCAGAGGTTGGGCCCCCGGTGGTTTTGTTGAAAGTATGTTGGCATGTAATTATGAACGTGCCTTATATACGGCTGATACCGCTAATCGCCGATATTTTTGGGCCATAGCAATGTGGATTCGAGACAATGCCCCGAAGCATTCTTGGGGTAGTTATGAGACTATTGAAAAATGGCGTGATGATTTTATGAATCATCGCACCAATTATGTTACTGAAGTAGAAAAGAAATATATTTGGGCAAAATTAAAAGAGGATCATGTCAACGAATAACCCTCATGAGGCGTTGTATATATAACACCTCAGGAGTTATTATGTCACAACAAGATTTGATTTTAGAAGTTAGGGAAGTGATTCAACGTTATCATGGTGCTAGTGCCAATCAAATTGCAAAAAAACTGCATTTGGATATAGCTACAGTTGAACGTGTACTTAAACTAATTAAATCACATTAACCAAAACACTTTACCCAAATGGGGTAGGGTGTTACATTAACACATACTAACCCAAGGAGTTTGAAATGTTTCTAAAAGATGTCAATGAAGTATTGAACCACAAGATTGTAGGTGGTAGTGAATATTATTGGAACTGCTATCCCAAATCTAGGTTTATGGATTATGAAAGTGAATATGCACACGTAAGTGTGTTATTCAGTACTGAAACACAGGTAATCTATTGTGCTGAAATCAACGACAAGGAAAATAAATACAAACCCTATCGTTGGTTAAACCCTGAATATAAAGATGCTTACGTAGCTGAGGCAAAAGAGCGTGGTATTGATCCTAATAATGCATGGGACAACACAGATTGGCTTGATTTAGAATTATCAGTTGATTGGTTAGAAAAAGCAAAAGCAATTTTTAACGGTTTAAATTTTGATGAACGTATTCAAGTTCCAGTAAATATCGATAATGATGTAATATTAGAACTGGCCCTACAAGCACATAAACGTGATATTACACTAAATAAGATGATAGATATTGTTTTACAAACGGCAATTGACCAACATCGTGTCAACGGAACAATAAGCTGACACGTTATATATATATCATAACAAAGGAAATTATTATGAAAAAACTTCTTTTAACTATTGGTTTGAGTTTAGGTTTAGTTGTAACAGCAAGTGCCCAAGCACATGAATGGCACGGTGGATATCATGGTTACTATCACGGTGGCTGTTATGGTTGTGGTAATTGGGTAGCTCCTGCAATTATCGGTGGTGTAATTGGCTACGAACTTAGCCGACCAAATACTGTAGTTGTTGAACAACCAAGTGTTGTATATACACAACCACAAGTAGTTGTCCAACCACCCCCAGCTGGCTATCATTGGCAAGAAATGATTGACCCACAAACAAACACAAAGAAAATTGTTTTAGTTCCCAATCAATAACCAAAAACTCTTGAAACTTAAACGTGCCTGTTATATAATATCACTATGAATGATATTTTAACAGGCATTTTTATTTGGATCAAAGATGATTACAAGACGCACCCATTTAGGTTTTTCATTGAAGTCCTTGCATGGGCAATTAGTGTTGGCTGTAGTTTCACTATGGCAGTTACGGTACCCAATCCTCCGCTTTTTGTTTTATACCCTGTGTGGATCACTGGTTGCGCTATGTACGCTTGGTCTGCTTTTACTAGGAAATCATTTGGCATGCTGGCTAACTACTTATTGTTAGTCACTATTGATAGTGTAGGTTTAATTAGGATGATAATATCATGAGACTAGAATTAGACGAATTATTGTGCAAGAAGTATCCAAAGATGATGGTTAATCGTAATAAGGATATGAAGGAAACTTGCATGTGTTGGGGTTTTGAATGCGGTGATGGTTGGTTTACCCTGCTGGATCACTTAATGGGTAATATTCAAAATCATATTGATTGGACAAATAGAAATAGTGAAGTTGTACAACAAGTAACGTTGGATCAAGTTAAAGAAAAGTTTGGTACACTACGTTTCTACTATACCGGTGGTGATGATTATATTAGAGGTATGGTAACAATGGCAGAAAGCATGAGTGGTGTTATATGTGAAGAATGTGGTGCCCAGGCTAAGACAAACTGGCCTAAAACTGAGAATGATGTTATTGGTGGTTGGGTACGTACAATATGTGAACCATGTGAGGAAGCACGTGAAAAAGCATATGCGCTACGCATGGCTGAATATAATTTATCAAAACCAACCGTAAAGGTAACAGACGTATGAAATATACTATAGAATTAGAAGAAGATCCAAACACAGGAGATATGATTATGCCTTTTCCCGAAGGTATGTTAGAAAAATTAGATTGGAAAGAGGGCGACACATTAGATTGGAAAGATAACGGTGATGGTACCTTTACATTATCCAAAATTGAAACTGAGTGGGTATTGGTAGAAGCCCTAAGCCAATTCAAAGTAAGTTACATGGTTGAAGTGCCCAAAGGTAAGGCTGAATATGCATTGGATACTGTAACTATGGAACAAGCAAAAGAATTTAGCCAAGAACATTTACGTCCAACTGACATTATTCTTGGCCATCGTGTTGTCACTCAAGAGGAAGCACTAGCGTTATGTGACACACTCAATGAGTATGGTGCTACTTGGGACAAAGAAACAAAAATCAAAAACTTTTTTACAACAACGGAAGATCAAAATGCTAGATAACACAAAATCCTCAGAATGGACCGAACAAGAATGGAACCAATTTTCTGATTGGTTAAAAGGAATGTTGCAGGCAGATAAAGTAGAAGTTACTTTTACAAAAGCGGATGGTACTGAACGTGTAATGAATTGCACATTACATCCTGACTTGCTACCAAAGGTAGAAATAAAAGAAGATGCTAAACCTCGAAAAGAAAGTACAACTGCTATGCGTGTCTATGATTTGGACAAAAAAGAATGGCGTAGTTTTACTATCAAAAAGGTTAATAAAATTCAAATCGCTTTAACTGCCCCGCAAGCCGAAGGTTGACGATAAATACGGGTCATGCTATAATACTCACATGAAGAAAGAAATCTTATCCTTTACTATTAAAGCTCCAAAAACTAGGGCTCACTATGTGTTGTTTTCACACAACACCCCTTTCACACCTAAGGTCGTGAAGGATAAGACTCTTTATAAACGTAACCCAAAACATCGTAACAAAGTCGAGGAGTAATTATGGAACAAGGACGTGGTACTTGCCCAGTTTGTAACGGGACACATAGAGTACCTGCAGGTAACGACAAATACAAAACTGTTACCTCTGGATACGACAAGGAAACAGACACTTTTGAATGCAAAAATTGCGGTGGCCAATACATGTTTGGCAAACCACGTGGTGATGTAAAACTTAGACCTGATGGTACACCCTGTACTCACAGTTATTCAAGCAAAAATGTAGGTCGTTGTTTAACACAATATACCTGCATACATTGTAGCGAAAGCTACCAAATCGATTCTGGTGGTTAATTAACAAAAGGAAATATTATGACACTTAAACAAAAAGCACTTTTACAAACAGTTGGCATTATTCTAACAATATTATTTGGATCAATCGCGGTTCAAATTCTATTGGCTACAATATCCGCAGAGGTATTGACGTATGCATTTGCAACATTATTGGGTCTTTTGGGGTTCAAATTAATCTATGATTTGGTCCTTTCTAGACTAGAATCCGAAGAAATCTTTAAAAATATGTCCGAAAAACAGTAAGTTGTTGTTTTTACACAACAAAAAAAGATTGATTTTTTTGGATAAAAAGGTTGACAATAAATGGGTTTGGGCATATAATACTTATATTGAATCAACAAACGGAGAGAGTAAATGGCTTACATGAATCAAGAGCGCAAAGCAAAAATCGCAACTATTCTTAACCCAATCCTTAAGAAATATGGTGTTAAAGGTAGCTTGTCTGTTCGCAACCACATGACTATTTGCTTGACCGTAAAGTCAGGTAAAATTGACTTCATTGGTAACTACAATGAAACAGTTAATACTGTTAGGGGCGACCGTATGGCAGTAGGTTCCATTGACGTTAATCCCTACTGGTTTCAGGATCACTTTTCAGGTGTTTCCAAACAATTCTTAACAGAGGCTTTTAAGGCTCTTAAGGGTGCTGATTGGTATGACCGTAGTGATGCAATGACCGATTATTTTGATACCGCTTACTACGTTGATCTTAACATTGGTAAATGGAATAAACCTTACGTATTAGAGGCTTAATATGAATATTGCTGAAACAAAATATTTTCAGCGTATTAGTCAAATGGATCAGGACCAATTTCAAAATTGGTTTCTGACTCTAAATGACGAAGAGGCTGCTTATGCACTCAACCTTATGGAAAGGGCACGTGCTGAAATTCAGGAAAAAATTGTGCAAATTTTTGAGGAACCAGAGGCTACTGAAACTTTAGATGTAGCAAAATCAGTTCTAGGTAAATATACATTAAAGGGTTCACTATGAAAACTTTTTGGGCACTTGTCAAAACATCTACTCAACCCGGTGCAGGATTTAACAGGGTTACAATTCAAGCTGACAACACATATATGGCTACCCAGCTATTAAAAGGAATGTATGGTCCTTTGTTGTTGTCTGAATCGGCTAACCCAATTTGAAAGATTTTGGTAACATAAATGGTTGACAATAAAAGCCCTTTATGTTATCATTATACTGTGCAATACGTAATTGCATTTTTTATCAACTTAGCTTATCTTATAGAGGAAACTTAAAATGGCTAATCAATTGTTCAAAGTCGCAGGTCTTACTACTCACAATGGTAACACTAAGGTTCGTTTTACTGATGATATGGTTCGCCGTATCAAGCAATTCACTAAAGGTGGTGCAAGTCGCATTGACTTGGTAGAGTTGCCCAGTGAGATGACAAAAATCGAGGCACTTAAGTATTTGGCATCACATGCTGATTTTCAATCTGCCGGAGACCAAGCAACTATCGCTGACTGTCTTGCTGACAAATTGAAGGAAGCAAACAAGGGTGAAGTTAAAGTTAAGGCTGTTGCTAAGCCTTCACTTGATAGCATTAAATCACGTGCTAAAAAAGTAACTAAAGAAGTTACCCCTGAAGAAATTCTTTCTGTAGTACAAGAGTAATCAAACAGGGCAACGCCCTGTTTCTCTAATTTGAGGAAGATATGTATTATACCAATCTAAACATAGCGGCAAGACATCGCAGAATTTTTGATCCTTCAAAGGTTGAAGACTTATTGGAGCTCAAACATTTTGTTGAAAACAATCGATGGATTGATAATTGTCCTTTTTATCTTGAGGAATATTGGGATAATATACCATCAATGTGCTTACACAAATATGCTGTACACATGTTAGGCTCTATCAAAAAGCCTATTAGGAAATCAACAAAAGTGTCCTAATCTATAGCCCCTTAACTGGGGCTTTTTTTTGGCTATTAATTAGTAGGATCACTTACTGCCATGATAGCCCAGAAATCGCTACTCATAGATGTATTTTGAATAACTTGGTATGGCATATAGAAGTAACCGTTGTTTCCCCAACTAGTGCCCCAACTATTACGACAAATAAAACGTCCACCACCTAGTGTGTCATTGTATCCAACAACACAAACTGCATGACCACCTAATACTTGTTCTGTTCTTGTATTAGGATATGGCATCATACCAGTATTATTGTTTACAGAACCTTCAAAACTACTGTAAACAGTAAATCCAATGATAACAGGATAGCCACTAGCAAGTGCATTTTTCATTGCAGTAAAATTTGCTACTGATTGATATTGTGTAACTTTACGTCTTGCCGCATCATTGATAGCCGCGGTAGAAGGTTTTACTCTATACGCTGATATATTATATGGCCATAATGTTTCTTGTGGAGCACCATATATGCGACCTACTGTGATACCATCGTGTATGTACGCACCGGCATCATAATTCACATCATTCTCGATTAGTCTTTCATAATAATAAATGAATAGTCTACTTACTCTTGTTTGTAAGTTATGAGTTTTTCTATCAAGTAAATCAATCGCACCTGCAATCGCATTACCTGTACAGCTACCCAAATTACCTTGGTCATCGATTGGACTACAATATGGTCTTAAATCAACTGTACCTGGTAATGATGCTTGTACCGATTCGTTTAATTGATAAGGTACTGCTGAAGGATTACCTTTGCCCGGTTTCCATTGATACTTACCTAAACTTTCAAAAGATGCTTTTTTAGTTTTTACTTGCGGAGGAGAAATTTTACTTAGTCCTGGATCTTGATTTATATCGATTATTGTTTTTGGATTTATTTTCATACGACCTCTACTGTAGATAGAGTATTTATCGCAAATCGAACAAAATTATCTCTGATTCGTTTGTATTACTTATTGTGATATCGGATTCGTTAATAAAACTTAACCCGTCACCTTCAATCAAATCTATGCCATTAATAGTTAAAGAGCCGGTAACAACATACAGGTAGTATTTTCGCAAAGTGTCCAGGTTGTATATATAATTACTTGTAAATATACCTGCAAGTAATCTAGCATCTTGTTTGATTGGTAGCTTTTCTGTGATGTTGCAAAACCTATTTAGTTTGTCTTCACGTGTAAATTGATGCCAATCATGTCTAGGTTCAGTATCAAATTCATTAGGACGAATCCATAACTGTAGATAACGATTAGGTGTGTTTGCAGTATTTCCTTCAGTATGACTTATGCCACGACCACTGCTCATACGCTGAACTGCACCTGCAGGTACTTCAACATCATTGCCTAAACTGTCTACATGATGGCTACTACCTCTAATTACATAGCCAAAGATTTCCATGTTCTTGTGTTCATGCCAAGGTACTTGCCAAGCATACTGCACACGGTCATCATTAATTGTTTGAAGGTCGCTGAAATTCATATAGCGACTATCATAGTAACTAGGAAAACTAAAAGTGCGATAACTGTTTATGAAATCTGCTCTGGGATTGCCCCTAGTGTTAGCCGGCCGATGCACAATCATTTTGTTATGCTGTGTAACTGCCTGTGCTACCGGCACCAGAGAATACCAATACGGTGTTTCCTGCTCCGTCGGTTGCTATAGTGGGTGTTCCTGTGTAAATTCCGGTATAGCTACTAGTTGGAATAGATAAAATAACTACACCAGAGCCACCGTTACCACCTGTGTTATTGACCCAATCTCCACCGCCGCCGCCGCCTAAACCGTCTGTACCGTTGGTAGCACCACCGCCACTGTTGCCGCCTTGACCACCTCCACCTTGACCGCCTGTGTTAAACCCAGTGCCGGAACTAGTTGACCCGCCTCCACCGCCACCGAAGTAGACGTTAGTACCTATAATTCCAAACTCTCCGCCATCACCACCAGGAGCAGTAGCTCCACCGCCGTAACTGCCTCCACCGCCGCCACCGGCTTCAAAAGCAATAGCAAAGCCTGGACTATTTTGTTGGCCACCGTTGGCACCTTGACCTGAAGTTCCTAATCCGCCTACGTTGCCACCAGCAGAACCGCCACCTGCGCCACCATTGCTGCCATTACCACTACCACCGGATCCACCGCCACCGCCACCTATAGCAGTAAGATTTAATGTGCCACCAATTAAAGTTGAATCTTGGCCATTGGCACCATTGACACTAGAATTATTACTGCCAAGTCCACCGGCACCTACTGTAATGTTATAAGTTACGCCTGATTGCCAAGAGAACAATTCACCTAAAATACCGCCACCACCGCCACCACCACCAACATAGGTTCCACCACCACCGCCACCAGCTAATACTAAAT